CCTGTGCTTCAGTCAGATCAGCATAGGCTGTGAATGGAGCGTCTGGATCTAGCGTTACGGATTGACTTCCGTAAGTGTCTGCGAAATGCGTTCCGTCTGTCGCTTGTCTGCGCCAGTGAACGGTGAATACAACGTCTGTATGGTTGTCATGTTCTGGGTAACATTCAAGTGCCGAAATCACCCAACTGTAACTATTCGCCATTTTATTCTCCTATGCCGTTCTGGCAAATTCACCGTGCAGACTTGCTCTTGCTTCACTGGCTACAAGCCCTGCTATTTCTAAATCGTCGTAAAAACCAAGACGGTGAACCTTACCCGCAACAAAGACGCGAACCGCCCATTTATTCTTCTGATTGTTCCAAGTGACGCCGCGATGCCCTGACGTATTATTTGACATTATTGACTTGTTATATTGATTTTGACTGCGCGTTGCTTTCCGTAAATTTTCGATACGGTTATCCAATTTATCACCGTTAATGTGATCTATTTCATCCGGCAAATGTTTGTAGTGCATCAAAAACACTATTCTATGAACAAGATGTGATTTGTCTTTGCGGCGAACGCGCAAATACCTACCATCAAAAAATCCAGCCTTATCGCCAATCTGAACACGCATAGCTGGCTTGATCTTCCAGAACAATTCGCCGTCTCGGTATTCAAAAGCCTCAATGGCTTCTTCATAGGTAAGATTAGCCATATTAAGCTACCTTTGCTTTTAGTTCTGCAACTTCTGCGGCGAGTTCTTGGATTGCTTTAAAAGCAAGTGAAACCATTGGGCCATAGTGAAGCGCGTCAGGCTTACCATCTGCGTCATAGACAACAAATTCACTTAGGCCAACGGCATCTACTTCTTCAGCTATCAAACCACCAAATATCTTATTGCCATCATTAATTCCATTATATGTAACGGATCTAAGTTTAATGAGCTCATTCAAGCCGTGGATTGCATTTTTGATGTTTGTTTTATATTTTAAGGAAGATGTAGATCTTTTTAAAGAACCATCGGTATCAACAAATACATTTGCTGATGAAGCACTCGTATTAGAATAAACACCAGCCGCTATTATATACCCATCATTTCTAGCGGCTAATAAAAGAGTTCCCGATGAGTTTTTAGCGGCAAAGGCATAATTAGCACTTGTTGCTGATGCACCTATAAATAATCCTCTTACGTTTGTATCAGTTCCGCCTACGTTAAAATTTCCGCTGCTATCAAGCGTCATCGCCTGAGTGAAGGAGATAGCTGCGTCTTTTACTGGTGTGCCAGTTGAAATAAACCATTGATGCTGTCCAGCACCTTGAACATATCTAGATGCAGCTATGCCAGTAAAGTTATAATTAAAAGTGCTATTGGCACTTTGATACATATTATAACCAATAACAGCAGTGCCGTTGTACTCATCGTCGTAAAACGATGCAAAGGTTTTAATTTGAATTGCTTTTTGACTTACTCCCCAAGCACTCGGCGTCACACCTAGGCCGAGGTTGCTTCCATCAGAATACAAATTGCTAAAACTAAACGCGCTCGAACTACTAGCATACGGTATATATCCAGCCGTTAAACTGGTGAGGCCAGTGCCGCCGTTTGATACTGGTAGTGTGCCCGTAAGTCCAGATCCGCTGAGGACATAATTGCCAATCTGTGCAGCCGTAACTTTTACTGGGCCAACACCAGACGTTTGGACATCCGGGAAGATATCTGTTGAAGATACCGACGCACCGGCTGTTAACTGAGAAATAGACTTATTTGACATTGTTTATTCCTGCGTCAAGAAGTTATCGGCAAATGATACGCGCTTCCAAGCCCCATTATATACATAAAGGTAGTTGTTTGTCGTATCATAATACAACGGTGTCATATTAGTAACAGATGTTGGAACACCCGTAGGCGCACCAGCTGCGGCAGATATATACAAAAATCCTGTCGTCATACTGGTTGTGCCAGACGACGGAGTGGCAAATCCGCCTGATGTGTTAATAGCTGTAGTAAATGCGGTAGCGACCCCTGTTCCTGGAGTTTTTTCACCAAGCGTTCCGCTATTATTATAAAGAAAATTTCCGCTCGTTCCACCAGATACAGTCGTCGTTCCAACCGCGATGGAATTAGGTCCTGTCCAGCCTGTAGGTCCCGTAACAGAAGGACCCGTCCAACCTGTAGGGCCTGTAGGGCCTGTTACTGAAGGCCCCGTCCAGCCTGTAGGTCCAGTAACAGAAGGACCTGTAGGACCTGTGACTGATGGCCCTGTCCAGCCTGTAGGCCCTGTAGGGCCGAGCTGGGTATACATAACTTGAGAAATTGTAATTAATGCGCTTGGCGATGCTGGATAATTTCCAGTTGCCGCAGATGCTGTTAACGATACATTTGTATTTGACGATTGCCAATAAATGGTAATGTAGTCACCTGCGCTGACTGTTAATATCCAATTTTGTGGAGTAATTTGAACTGCACCAGCCCCCCCAAGAAATTGAAAATCTTGGGTGCTATTGGCAATATTTGCAGCAGTTGGCGCACCATTTTTGGTCAGCCAGACATATACATTAGGATTGGCACCCGTCGATATTGTGACGTTAAGAAGAGCCTGAATGCTATAAGTGCCACCATAAGTAAATGTTACCTGACTACTACTTACGACAGAAATTCCACTTGATCCGTTATTTGTATTAAATGTAACAGCATTTGCCGTTGATGCGCCTGCGTTTGATTGATTTGATGAACTTGACCAATTCGCGTAATAGCCAAGAACACCGCCAGCGCCAGTGCTACCAGTTGGGCCTGTAGGTCCTGTAACAGAAGGGCCTGTCCAACCTGTAGGGCCTGTCCAACCTGTAGGTCCAGTAACAGATGGCCCCGTCCAACCTGTGGGGCCCGTAACAGATGGCCCCGTCCATCCCGTTGGCCCTGTAGGTCCTGTAACAGAAGGCCCTGTCCAGCCTGTAGGCCCTGTGACAGAAGGGCCCGTCCAGCCCGTAGGTCCTGTAACAGAAGCACCAGTAGCGCCGGTAGGGCCAATGGGCCCAGGAGCTCCGTTAAGATTTACACTCCAAAGAGAATAAGTCCCAGACCCAGTAACAGATGTGACGTTAACAACCATCGCTCCGCTTGTTGGGTTGTAAGACGTCACAGACCCAACCATATAGTTAGATCCGTCATAGGCAATAATTACTTGTTGACCAACGGTATAAGAAAGATTGACGTATACAGTTAAGCTTTGTGATCCAAGCCCAATTGTTAAAATTGTTGAGCTTGTTGTTTGATATAAACTACCCTGAGCCCCCGTAGGGCCGGTCGGGCCAGTTGGGCCCGTAACAGAAGGCCCGGTCCAGCCCGTGGGACCTGTCCAGCCCGTGGATCCTGTAGGTCCTGTGACTGATGGCCCTGTCCAACCTGTCGGACCAGTTGGTCCTGTAACAGAAGGACCTGTCCAGCCAGTTGGTCCTGTCCAGCCTGTAGGGCCCGTAACAGATGGTCCCGTCCAACCTGTAGGGCCAGTAGGGCCCGTAACAGAAGGGCCTGTCCAGCCCGTAGGCCCAGTAGCACCTGTAGGGCCTGTAACAGAAGGCCCCGTCCAGCCCGTTGGCCCTGTCCATCCTGTGGCGCCCGTAGGTCCCGTGACAGAAGGCCCTGTCCAGCCTGTAGGCCCTGTAACGCCAGTTGGGCCTGTAACAGATGGCCCCGTCCAACCTGTAGGCCCCGTAACAGAAGGCCCTGTCCAGCCTGTTGGGCCAGTAACGCCAGTGGGGCCAGTAACAGAAGGGCCTGTCCACCCCGTAGGTCCGGTAGCGCCAGTGGGGCCAGTAATAGAAGGCCCTGTAGGGCCAGCTGGGCCAGGAGCTCCTTGAATATTAACGGTCCAGAGTGAATAGGTCCCGGAACCAACATAAGAATCAACATTAACAACTAATGCGCCACTGCCTGCATTATATGAAACAATAGAACAGATCATATAATGAGTAGAATCGTAAGCAATTAAAATTTCCTGAGCAACCGTATATGAAATATTAATCCCTATGACTAAATTCTTGGTTCCAGAACCAATTGTCAAAGTTGAATTACTGGTTGTGGTATAAATGCTGCCAGGAGCGCCGCCAGATCCAGTTGGGCCAGTTGGGCCAGTTGGGCCAGTTATTGACAGACCTGGAGCGCCAGGAGTTCCAGCTGGGCCAGTTGGGCCTGGCGTCAGCCCAGATATCTGCGCCGCAGTTACTCGAACAGACGTTCCGGCTTGGACTGCCTCAAGTTCCTCAGACCCGTTAATAAAAACGGCTGCTGGTAAATTGGAAATTTGAATATTGCTCAAGATAGCGGCCCTGTCTGCGGTATCTGCGTATTGTTATATGGCAATCCGGCGTTCGCCGTAACCATTTTTGTCGTGCCAGTTAACAAAGAACCGGAAGATAATACAGGATTTACCTGATAAGTGAAAGCCGTAGCAGTCGTGACTGTTACAGTATAAAATCCGTTTGCAGTGGCTTTTGATAGACCCTCAACGGAGATCTGGTCCCCAGTAGAAAGATTGTGAGCCACGGAACAAGTAACATTTACGTTACCAGCGCCATCGGAAATAACAGAAACGAGCAATAATGTTACATAATACGCCTTCGTCAAGCTGCCTATCGTCTGAAGAGGCATAATAGCGTTTTGATCTAATCCAGGCTGTTGGCTTTTGTCAGCTTTCGTCCCACCGATTTGCTGCGTAACACGAGTATTATCTGTAGCTATAGGGACCGTTCCTTCCTGAACAAGGAAGCTTACATTATCTTCAAGCAAGATAGCCCCAGAAATATTTTCTAATAATAACAAACCACCACTTGTAACAGATGTAACGCGAATATTTGTTCCCGGAACAGGGATCCCAGTCGCTGGGTCAATGGTGTTTTGACCAGATGTTGATCGATAATTTGTTTCATCAGTAACCAAAGATTCAACACGGGCATTAATTATTGGTGTTGGATCTGCGGGAACGACAATAGCGCGAAGCTGTGTTTGAGGAACATCTAAACAGGTATTACAGACAAGTATGCGCGTATTCATCAAACTCGCGCCACGCCAGTCAAATTGCCAGGATAATCTGTCGTGATTATACCATTGCCCACAGCGGTCACATACGCCATAAGCACGCGGGTTACGAGCTGATGTTTGTGCGCGGCCTGATCGTGAGGCGTAGCCCATTATCTAAAATACCCGCTAATCTGAGGGCTTATATAAGTTGACGCTGTTTCTACGTTTTGAGCCGCAGCTATATTATATGCCTCATCCGCCATTGGCTTCATAATGGCAACCTTATCTGGAGACCAGATCTGAGCAAGACGCTCTGCCAAGCCATAAACCATGGCCTCAAGCCATATTGCGGGAATATCAACCTGCTCAGTGCCATTCATATTGGCGTCCTGAAGGCGAATAACTCGATAATATTTTAAATAAGTCTGCTGACCATCTGGGACAGGCCACAGCGTCACAGTTGGAGACAAAAGACGGTCAAACCAAAATGTCGTAGGGAAACCCTGCTGCTGCTTATTTGGATAAGAAGCATATTCAGTTCTGCCAATCGGGAGAATAATTCTATCAATAGGAGGAGAACCATATTCAATATAGGCGTCAAGCATAACAACAGTATTGGCATCTACGTTATATGTAGAAGTTCCTTGAATAAGAGGAACTGTAATAAGATCTACTTGCCATAAGTTAACGCCCTGGTTGCTCCAACGCGTAAACATCATGTTTGTCGCCGTTCTCGCGACATCCATATGTTCTTGTAAAAGAGCAGTTGGACGTATGCCAATTAATTGATAGGCATAAATCGTCAGCTCGCCAAGAGCGGGGTTAAACGTATATGTTCCGCTCGTTGGCATATAATCATCCTTAATCTGATATTTTATTAATTGTTAAAATCACCGATGGAGATAAAGGAACGCCACCAGATGCTGCAAGAGCAGCAACTGATTGAGTTGTATATGCACCTTGCGTCCAAAGCTCAAAATAATCTGTGCTTGATGTTGCTTCAACTATAAAAGAACACGATGCACAAATATAAAGAGATGCAACAACAGTTGTAACATATGTGCCGCTGTTATCTATATTTGTCCCGTTCTTTTTTAACCAAAAATTCATGCCACCATCTGTTCCTGCAGAGTTATTTGCTACCGCAGAAAATACAATAAGATACTTGCCGGCTTGTGAAACTGTAATTCTTGAAGCCTTGCCTCCAGATGTGACAACAGATATCCCATCAGAAATTGATGTTGTGTTAAACGTCACAACTTGAGGAGTATTTGCTACAGCTATTGACTGCGTTGTCGTATCAAGAATTGTCGCAAATGGAGCATTTGCAACGGATAATCCTACGCCAGTTGAGAGTCCAGACATTAGTAAGGTCCATTGCTATCTTGAACAAACGTGGCGACAACTGAGCCAGTGCCACTATTTAGAAGAACCCGAGCAAAAATTGGCGCAAAAAGGAAATTGCTTTGCTTGGTTGTGGTTGCGTTAACAACAGCTGAGTCAGAAGAATTTACCCATGTAACGCTTCCAGACGCAACAGGGTTTGTTGGGCTGTTTGGGTCATCCAATGTTGACTGAACTGTATAATTCACAGTTCCTGTGACATTGCATTGGATTGAGATATTTGATGGCGCCCAATCATCAAAGCGGATCCAATCGCTTGATTTAGCGCCCCCAGATGCGTCAGAGACTGTTACGGTAATTGGACGCATTAGTGCTTTTCCTTTTTGTGCTGGGCCCGCGCAGCCGCAACATTATCAACTAAATTCGGGTAAGGGCGACCAGCCGCCCGCGCCCTAGCTTTTGCCATTTTAACACCTTTTGCGTTTAAAGCCTTATGCTTTGCGTCTTTAGGTGCATCTTTCTCCCAAAATGGCTTAGACATTTGATGTTTCCTCACAAACAAACTCATCGCCATATTTCTCTATGTATAAATCTGCTTCTGCATCCCCACTAGAAGTCAGTAAATATATTCTAGCATATTCTAACAATTCAGGGTCATCTTTAAATTGGCCTAATCCCTGATTGCATCTATTACAAAGCATCCCTCTAATTTTATTGGTTTTATGGTCATGATCTACTACTAGGTCAGACACATCTCCGCATATTGTGCAATTATGGGTTGTTTCAATTAAATAAGCTAAATCTTTGTATTCAATCATATTTCTGTAAATACCGCGCCTGATCCCGCTTCTATAAGAGTTTCTGCAATCTCTGCACCAGCTATCTAATCCATTCTTCTTCTTATTATGAAGAGGAAAGAATTTTGCCGTCTCAGGCTTTTCAATCTTGCATCGCGTGCAAGCTAACATTTAACATCCCATTTTTTCAGAGCTAAATTTATTCTGCTATTAGGGTCATGAGCCGTTTTAGCAGAAGTTAATCTTTTTTTCATCCCGCACATACGGGCCCGAAAATTATCTCTGCGATCAGCGGCAGCAGGGCTTTTTGCGGCCTGCTCTTTCGAGACCGGCGGCTTCAGGTTATGACCCTCAGCCTTGGCGGAAGCGCGTCCTTTGGCGTTGAGCCCGCCAGATTTGCTCTGGCCTTCTGATCTTTGCCAAGCGGGCGTTTTTGCCATATCTAATCTCCAAGAATACGACGAGGGTTCCCAAAAACCCCCGTCGACTTTAGCACCGACAAATCTCAGTAATGAGAAGCTTTGCCGCGAGGCGTGCCTGAATGAGCAGACGAAAGAACGCCGCCGCCAGAAGCACGAGCAGGCTTTTTAGCCTTAGATGCCTCAGACATAACAGCCTTGCCGCCTTTCTTCATGCAGCTACCGCCTTTTTTAAAGCCATCTGATTTTGACTTTGCAGATTTTGCAACTGCAGGTCCGTCTTGTCCTTCATAAAAACCCATCTTAGCCTCCTATTAAGCAACGAGATTCATGGCTTGATTATAGTTGACCGTAAGCCAACCAACACCAGAGCCTGTATTTGTTGAAAGCATGAATATTTGAACATCGCTTGTTCCAACATCAACCCAATTATTTACACGGGTAGCACTCGTGCCAGGGTCAACATTGACAATGCCAATTGCCGCACCTGTATTGGTGGCAGTCGCTGCAACAGCAAGTTCTGTTGCGGTTGCGCTTGTGCCAATATTAAATGTTGAGGCAACGCCAGTCCATGCAGTCGTTACATAAAGGCGGATTGATGTAATTTGACTATTCGCAGGAATTACAATTGTTGTTGTGTAAAGTCCTGCTGTCGATCCATTTGTCGCCTGTGTAACTGCAACAGTTTGCGACATATTAACAAATCCGACATTTTTTAAAGATCCAACAGTTGAACCTGTTGTATCAAGAACGTCGCCAGCCGTGATTGGCCCAGTAAACGTAGTTGTTCCCATATTATCCTCCTGCACAAGGTTTCGTCGCGTAGTCTGTGCAGCGTCCGCTAGGCCGGTCTGCGCGACTAAATTACCTAGAAAGAAGACGGGGGCTTATGTAATAGAGGCCCCCGCCATATTATCATCACGACGTTGGGAACGATCCGTAAATCGAACGCCAGTTGTAATAGCCGAAGCTATAACGCTCGTAACCCTTCACAAGAAGGTTGTCTGTTACGAAGTCGACCTGCATGTCGGACTCGAACTTAACTCTTTCCATGTAAGAAAGACCGTCAATGTTCGTCAGCAAGAACCAAGCATAAGCAGACGTCAAAAAGTCGTTGACCATGTAGCCTTCAGGCAAGCCGCCTGCAGTCATCATGATCGCGTTCACATCGTTGTCTGCCGTGCCTGGGCGCAATTCAGTCTTCGTCAGACGAATTGCAACAGGCTCGAGCTGTGGTGGAACAACAAGACGACGGCCACGAGCGAAGATCTTCAGACCAGCCTGGTCTTTGAAGTTCGTGCGGATGGCAATCATCGCGTTGAGAAGCGTTGATTCATTAAGATCAACGTCTACAGCAGGCTTGTTGGCTACAGTGCTACCATCAATCGGATGGTTCGTCGCGCAAAGCGCGACGCCGTCACCGCCGATAGAAGCATTATACGTCGTAGCCGTATTCAACACATTGGCGCCATATATCTCTTTCGTCTGATGGAAAGATTCAATGAGGCCAAGGTTCGACGGCATAAACTGTGTCTTATACAGGTTGTCGTCGATGGCTTTGCGCGTAATAGCATAGCCAAGAGCAATTTCAGTGTGCTCCTGGTTGTAGATATAACGCTCACCAGCTGAGTTATCGAAAGCGGTCTGGCCGCCTTCCGTCTTCAACTGAGCAAGACCCAAGAAGCGCATTTCCGCAGTGCGCTCAAGCGCCATTTTGGAATCATGCTTCGTGAAGATCTTGTCGTATTGAGATGGGATCATCTCATACTTGCCTTCAACTCCACGGAGGCCGGGGAGGAGAAGGTCTTTGATGGCAGAGAGATTAACAGCCATTGGTCCTTACTCCTTCTTAGACGCCTTGGAAGTTACGAGTGAAGACATCGTTGAACATAACGATGGCATAATCGTAGCCTTGGCCGCTGGTGCCGCCAGTGGTGCCGTTGGAGATTGTGCCCTGAGATCCTGGAGGATCCGTCACAACAGCAACGATTTTGAACGGATTGTTCACACCGTAGGTAGCAGTGTTGATGGTTGTCGTATCAAGATAAGCAGCAGAAATACCATTTGCAGTATTTCCAGAGCCAATCACGAAGCCAATCGTTGAATTGACATCCGTCAGTGCAATGCCTGTTGAGTCAGACTGAGCAACGAACTTAGCGTTCGGGTCATTGACAATGTAGGCATAGATTGTGCCTGACTGTGGGTCAGTTCCACCAGGGTAGTAGTTTGACCACACAACGCGCTTCTGAACGGCTGAAAGATATTTACAGCCAACAAAAACGCCGGCAATGCCAAGAGCAGCTGGCGTAGCGCCAGTAGACGCAGACTGCGCTACCGTGCCATCGCTTGCAGCCGTTACTGGATCACCAAAGAATATATTCGTCGAATTATATGCGATTGGAAACTGGACTTGCTCATAGGTTGGAGCAGAGCCGTTGCCCGCATACTGGCGAAAACCGAAAGGCGCTGAGACGT